ATGATCCCCGAGAGCTACGCCCTCGAGCGCGTGGATGTGACCGCCTTGACAGGATTTGCCGGCAACCCGCGCACGCATTCGGATGCCCAGGTTGATCAGATCGCCGCGAGCATACGCGAGTTCGGTTGGACCAATCCGATCCTGGTTGATGCGGATGGCACGATCATTGCGGGGCACGGCCGGCTCGAAGCTGCGAAACGCCTTCAGCTGCGGGAAGTTCCAGTCATTCGCCTGGGGCACCTTTCGGCGGCGCAGCGAAAGGCGCTGGTCATTGCCGACAATCAGCTGGCACTCAACGCAGGCTGGGATGAAGTTGCACTGTCGAACCTCGTCCGTGACCTCGATGCCTCGGATTTCGAACTTGATGTCCTGGGATTCGGAGCTGAAGACCTTGAGCGCTACCTCGCCGGGATCGACGTCGATGCCAGTGCGGAATCCGATGAGGGGGAGCTCCCTGAGGTTCCCGCGGAGCCGGTCTCCAGGCCAGGCGACCTGTGGATTCTCTGCAGCCATCGGTTGCTCTGTGGCGACGCCACCGTCCTCTCAGATGTCGAACGCCTGATGGATGGCCAGCTAGCTGACATGGTCTTCACCGATCCGCCCTACAACGTGGACTACGGCAACGGTGCCAAGGGGAAGCTGCAGGGGAAAGACCGCCGCATCCTAAACGATGCCCTGGGCGACGGATTCTATCAGTTCCTCTACGACTCCTGCGTCAACATGCTGACGGTGACGAAGGGCGGCTGCTACATCTGCATGAGCTCGTCCGAGCTTCACACCCTGCAGAAGGCCTTCACCGACGCCGGTGGCAAGTGGTCGACCTTTGTCATCTGGGCCAAGAACACCTTCACGCTCGGACGCGCAGACTACCAGCGCCAGTACGAACCGATCCTCTATGGATGGAAGCAGGGTGCTGACCATTTCTGGTGTGGTGCGCGTGACCAGGGCGACGTCTGGTTCGTGGACAAGCCGCGGGTCAATGACCTGCACCCCACCATGAAACCGGTTGAACTGGTCGAGCGGGCGATCCGCAACAGCAGCAAGAGCCGGGACATCGTGCTGGATCTGTTCGGGGGCTCCGGCACCACGCTGATTGCTGCCGAACGAACCGGTCGGTCGGCGAGGCTCCTCGAACTCGATCCGAAGTATGTCGATGTGATTGTTGAGCGCTGGCAGAATCTAACGGGGGGAGTGGCGGTTCTCGATGGCGAGGACCGGACCTATGGCGATCTGAAGTCTGAACGCCTTGCGAAGAACGCCGCCTGATGCAGACGCGCATAATGTCGCTCGTGGAGTCGGTCGCGAACATCATGGTGGGATTTGCCGTCGCGGTCATCACGCAGCTTCTGGTGTTTCCGCTCTTCGGTCTTGCGGCATCGCTCAGCGACAATCTGATCATCGGATTGATCTTCACTGCGGTTTCTCTCTGCAGGTCCCACGGGCTGCGGCGCTTCTTCAATGCGGTCAATGAACGCATGAAGCCCGCATGTGCTGCGGGCTTCTGTGCAACAGGGCTATCTGCGTTCAAATGATGCGATAGACGCGTCCTCGGGCGTCGTCCTTCTCGGATGTGATGGTGAGCACAAGTTTCTTCTTGAGCGCCCCGGCCATCGCGCCCCTCGCGGTGTGTGATTGCCATCCCGTGGCACTCACGATCTCATCAATGGTTGCACCTTCGGCGCGCTTCAGCATCTGGATCAGGAGAGCCTGTTTCGTTCCCTCACGGGTCTTGCGTTCCTTCAGAGCGGGGGGCGGCGTCTCGACTTCGGTGTCGATCTTCGCCAGCACGAGCTTCTGCCCGTCCTTGGCATAGTCGCCCTCGCGGGCGGGCCCGCGCGGTTTCAGCATGCCTTTCCGGATGAGGCTGGCAATTGCCGCACCGTAGACGCGGGGGTCGACCTTGGAGCCGGATCGTTCTCGAGTGGGCACCGCGCCGTTGTTGCGGGCGACGGCGGTGAGAATGACCTGCTCGGCGTCGGTGAATTTCTTCATGGGTCTCGCTCCTTCGGGGTTCCGGACCGGCTGGACTGCCGGCTCCTATGAGCCCAAGCCCCGCGACACGCGCGAGGCGGAGCGACACGTGCCTCGTCATGCCGCGCTACGTGGCGTGTTCACCTTCCTGAAAGGCGGCGTCGGTGATGCGTTTCAGGAGCTCGGCATAGTGCTCGAGGCTGTCGACGTGCCCCCACTGCAGGGTGTCTGGAGAGACGTCAAAGTGGTCGGCGCTGAGATCCATGAGTCTTACCAGCATGGCGTCGATCTCGGCCCTTTTCGCCATGAAGGCGGCGACTGCCTTACTGTTGTCTCGGGGTTTGCGCATCATTATGGGTCTTCCAGGTGGTCGATCTGATGGTCAGACACTTGCTCCATCGCATCTGATTATCCAGTCGATAAGCAGCAATGAGATTGCTTTCTTGAGGGCAGTGCATCCATGGGATTGTCAATCCGCGCCTATGCAGCTCAGAGGGGTGTCAGCCACACGGCTGTGCGCAAGGCGGTCTCGTCGGGCCGGTTGACGCTGGAGCCGGATGGCAGCATCGACGCGGCGAAGGCCGACCGGAGCTGGGTGCAGAATGCAGACCCGTCCAAGGTGCGCGAGGCAGCTAAGCTCAAGCCTGTGCCCACAGCAGCAGTGGGAGCCGTTCGAGACACGCTCTCGGAAGTGGGATCACCGGTCGTCGGCGGCATGAGCTACCTCCATGCCAGGACGGCGGAGAAGGTTCTGACCGTGCAGCTGCTCCGCGAGAAGCTCCGGCGCGAGAAGGGCGAGGTGGTCGAACGAGACTATGCAATCGAACAGGGCTTTGCCTTCGCAAGGCGGCTTCGGGATGCCTGGGGCAACTGGCCGGCACGGGTTGCAGCCTTGATGGCGGCGGACCTCGGGGTGGATGTCCACAAGCTCGAAGGACTCCTCACCCATCATGTCCGGGAACAGCTCAAGGCTTCAGCCCACGAGGAACTCAATCTCCGCGGCACATGAATACGAAGGCAACCACGCATTTCTGAGGAGCCTCACCGACGGCCTGACGCCGGACCCGCCGATGACGGTCGCGGAATGGGCCGATACCTATCGGATCCTGTCAGGCCGGGCAGCGGCGGAAGCCGGACGGTACCGCACCTCCAGAACACCATACATGCGCGAGATCATGGAGAATCTGTCGCCTTCGAGCCCGGTCGAGCGGGTGGTGTTCATGAAAGCAGCTCAGACGGGCGCCACGGAGGCTGGAAACAACTTCATCGGCTTTGTTATCCACCAGGCGCCGGGCCCGATCCTGGCGGTCCAGCCCACTGTCGAACTGGCGAAACGCAATTCGCAGCAGCGAATTGACCCGTTGATCGAGGAAAGCGCCGAGCTTCGGAAGATTGTTGCGCCAGCACGGTCAAGGGACAGCGGCAACACGGTGTTGGCGAAGCGGTTCCCCGGAGGTCAGCTGATCCTGACGGGTGCTAACAGTGCGACAGGGCTCAGGTCCATGCCGGCGCGTTATGTATTTCTGGATGAAGTTGACGCCTATCCGGGCGATGTCGACGGCGAGGGGGACCCGATTGCCCTGGCTGAAGCGCGAACGGCGACCTTCGGCCACCGCAAGAAGCTGTTTCTCGTCTCGACGCCCACAATCAAGGGTCTGTCGCGGATCGAGCGCGAGTACGAGGCCTCCGACCAGCGGCGCTACTTCGTGCCCTGTCCGCACTGTGGGGCCATGCAGTGGCTACAGTTTGAGCGGCTGCGCTGGGACAAAGGCAACCCTGAGACAGCACTTTATACTTGTGAGTCTTGCGACCAGCCGATCAGTGAGGCAGCCAAAACCGAGATGCTCGCCAAGGGCGAATGGCGGCCGACTGCGGAGGGAAGCAACCCCCGAACACGGGGCTATCATCTTTCAGCGCTCTATTCACCCGTGGGCTGGACCAGCTGGTCCGATATCGCCCGGGGCTGGGAAGACGCCCAGCACAATGATGCCGCCTTGAAGACGGCCAAGAACGTGCTGCTGGGCGAAACCTGGATGGAATCGGGCGAAGCACCTGACTGGCAGCGCCTTTACGACCGCCGCGAAAGCTGGAAGGCCGGCATCGTGCCGGCCGGCGGACTGCTCCTGACCGCCGGTGCTGACGTGCAAAAGGACCGGATCGAGATCGATGTCTGGGCCTGGGGGCGGGGGCTGGAAAGCTGGTTGATTGATCATATCGTGATCGAAGGTGGGCCCGGTCAGCAGGCCAGCTGGGTAGAACTCGGCGTGGTATTGAACCGAACCTGGCGCCACGAGACCGGCGCTGACCTCAAGATCCATAAACTGGCGATTGATACGGGTTATGAGGCGCCTGCGGTCTATGCCTGGTCACGCCGTGCGGGGTTCGCGCAAGTTGCTCCCATAAAAGGCGTCGAAGGTTTCAACCGGGCAAGCCCGGTCTCGGGACCTACCTATGTGGATGCCACCGACAACGGGAAGCGCCTGCGTCGTGGTGCGAGGCTCTGGACCGTGGCGGTGTCGACCTTCAAGGCCGAGACCTACCGCTTCCTGCGGCTTGAACGTCCGACGGACGAAGAAATCACTACGGGCATCACGCATCCACCCGGCACCATCCACCTGCCAGGCTGGGCGGACAGCGAGTGGTGCAAGCAGTTCGTGGGCGAGCAGCTTGTCACGGTCAAAAACAAGCGGGGCTTCCAGCGTCTCGAGTGGCAGAAGCTCCGCGAACGCAACGAAGCGCTCGATGCCCGTGTCTATGCCAGGGCAGCGGCCTGGATCATCGGCGTTGATCGCTGGTCGGATGATCGGTGGCAGGCGCTTGAAACCGAACTGAGGGATTCAAGTCCCTCAACGCAGTCTCGTGTCATGATGTCACGAAACAAGAAACGCGAGGGGCAGCGACCTGCTCCCTCGCGCGATGATGTGTGGTTGAGGCGCCGCTCGGGATGGCTGCGCTGAGGATCAGGCCGCGGTCTTGAGCATGTAGATGTAAGGCGTACTGACGCCGAAGTTCTTTGCCAGGTCGGCAGCGGATGTTCCTTTCTTCAGGCCGGATTCAACCGCCTTCTTCAGCTTCGCCACTTCAGCGGCACTGCGACGCGCCTTTCTCCGTGAAACGCTCTTCTTGGGCGCAGCACCTTTCGAAGCTGTTGATTTGCGCGCCTTCCGGCCGGCGCCAGATCGAGCACCGGCAGATTTGGTCTTCTTTGCCGTGAGTGACTTCTGGTTTCGCTTTGCAGCCATGTGGTCGATTTTCAAAAAAGTGAAGAGGGCCGCTCCTGCCGGGGAGCTGCGAAGATCAGCACCAGTGCAGAGAGAGACCCTCTTGGGTTGTCAGATGGCCTTCAGCTGTTCTGCCGATGACTTGCCGTTCTTGCGATCCGTCGTGATCTCAAAGGAGACCTTTTGCCCCTCGTTCAAGCCGCTGAGACCTGCTCGCTCGACGGCGCTGATGTGAACAAACACATCCTGCCCGCTTCCATCCGGTTGGATGAATCCGAAGCCCTTCTGGGAATTGAACCACTTTACGGTACCTGTAGCCACTTTCGTTCTCTCTCAATTGTCGGTGTTGGACCCGGCGCACAAGTCGCGCGCAGAGCCATCGATGTTCCAAATGTGGCACGGGGGAGTTCGAGCGCAGCTGGCGCGTGGAACAAGGTGTCACGGTTGTTAAGTCGACAATGTCAACTTACTCCTTACAATCGTCGCCGACAAGATCTGCAGGTCCTGGCTTAGTTGCGGTGTGCTTTGCACGTGCTTCAGGTTTGGGAACGGAGTTGCGTGGACATGAACGATGCCCTGGACCCAGTCTGAGCTCGATGCCCTGAAGAAGGCCTATGCTGCAGGAACACTGCGCGTGAGCTTTGAGGGCCGCAGTGTCGAGTATGGTTCTGCGGCTGATCTCCTAAGCCGCATCCGCATCATCGAGGCAGAGATGGCAGCGCTGTCCGGCAACCATGCTCCGAAGCGAAGCCTCGCGTCATTTCGTAAAGGCTGACACCAAGCATGAACTGGATCGACCGGGCGATTGGTGCAGTGGCGCCAGGCGCTGCCTTGCGCCGCCTGCGGCAGCGGCAGGCGTTGGGTCTGATGCAACGAGTCTATGAGGGCGCCAAGATCGGGCGGCGCACCGATGGCTGGGTGACGGCCGGAAGTGGTGCCAATGCCGAGATTGCGCCGGCATTGTCCAGGCTTCGCGAGCGATCGCGCGACCTAGTGCGCAACAACCCTTATGCCACCAAGGCAGTGCATGCGCTCGTCAGCAATCTCGTGGGAACGGGGATTGTGCCTCGGGCCCGTGCAAAGCGAAGCACGACTGCCAAACTGGCTGATCAACTGTGGCTTGAGTTTGCAGCAAGCTGCGATGCCGATGGCTTGACGGACTTTGGCGGACTTCAAGCGCTCGTCATTCGCACCATGGCCGAAAGTGGAGAGGTGTTGATCCGGCTGCGGGATCGAAGGATCGAAGACGGCTTGCCGGTCCCGCTGCAGTTGCAAGTCCTTGAGCCCGATCATCTGGACAGCCTGAAGTTGGGCGAACTCCCAGACGGCGGCTTCATCGTGCAGGGGATCGAGTTCGATGCCCTGGGGCGAAGGCGCGCCTACTGGCTGTTCCCGACCCATCCGGGCGACAGCCGCGGCCGGTCGCTGGTCTCAAAGCCGGTGCCGGCAGCCCAGGTGCTGCATCTCTATGAGCGTCTGCGGCCGGGACAGGTTCGGGGCGTGCCCTGGTTTGCACCCGTGATCCTGAAGCTTCGGGATCTCGACGACTATGACGACGCCGAACTGATGCGGAAGAAGATCGAGGCCTGCTTTGCGGCCTTTGTGACCGGCGCCCAGGACGAGGACACACTCGGCAAGGCCAACATCAATGCTGCGGGCAACCGGATCGAAGCCTTCGAGCCCGGCATGATCGAGTATCTGGAGCCGGGCAAGGACGTGAAGTTCGCGAGCCCGTCATCGAACGGCGGCTACGCCGAATACATGCGGCTGCAGCTTCATGCCGTCGCCGCCGGTGTCGGGCTCACCTATGAACTGCTCACCGGTGACCTGAGCCAAGTGAACTATTCGTCCATCCGGGCGGGGCTCATCGAGTTCCGCCGTCGCATGGAAGCGCTGCAATGGCAGGTGATTGTTCCGGGTCTTTGCCAGCCGGTGTGGTCGAGGTTTGTCACCTTGGCGCAAGTCTCAGGCAAATTGCCGGAAGGTCCGATCACGGCGGAATGGACAGCGCCACGCTTCGAGGCGGTTGATCCGCTGAAGGACATCCAGGCCGATATTCTGGCCGTGCGCGCCGGTGTCATGACGCTGAAGGAGGCCATCGCCCGGCAGGGCTATGATCCGGCACAGGTGCTGAGCGAGATCGCCGCCACCAATGCCGAACTCGACGCGGCCGGCATCACGCTGGACACCGATCCCCGGCGCTCGACCAAAACGGGCTAGGAGAAGGCCACGACCGACGGCAGCGACATTCCCGCCAACATATAGCGAGGGCCAATGACCCAACATGACCCACCGGCTGTCTTTGCAGCCGATGCGCCGAGCGTTGATCTTCCCATGCAGACCCGCCTGGAGGTCCGGCTCATGCCAGACACCGTGGCATTGGAGGCGCGGACCATCGAGGTTGTCTGGTCGACCGGGGCGGCGGTCCGGCGCCGGGATCCCTGGAGTGGCAAGGCCTTCGAGGAAGTTCTCTCGCTCGATCCCGCCCATGTCGACCTGACGAGGCTCAACGGCGGTGCTCCGTTGCTCAATGCCCATGGCGCCTTCGATCTCGATGACGTGATTGGTGTCGTCGAGCGGGCTTGGATCGCACGTGAAGGTGGAACCTATGTCGGTCGTGCCACGGTCCGCTTCAGCGACCGGGCAGATGTCGAACCCATCTGGCAGGACGTGAAGGGCGGCATCATTCGCAATGTCTCGGTCGGTTACCGCGTTCAGGCTTACGAGATCCGCGAAGAAGAAGGTGCGGTACCGATCTGGACCGCCGTCGACTGGCAACCGCTCGAGCTTTCCGCCGTTCCCGTTGGTGCTGATGGCGCCGCAGGCTTCCGCTCCAACATCGCGACAACGACATGCCGCCTTTTGCGACAGGAAAAACCCCTCAATCCCACTCATGAAGAGGAAATCCGGATGACCGATACGACTGTTGAATCTGCGTCAGAGGCTCAGAATGAGCCAATTTCGCAGGATGCCAACGCAATTGCCACCGTTGCCGATGTCGAGCGGCAGGAGCAGCACCAGATGCCAGCGTCGTCAAGCGAGAAGATGCGCAGTGAAAGCCATTCTGAGATGAAACCTGCGCGCATTCTCGCCGAGGAACGCGCCCGCGTGACCGGCATCTATGATGCCGCCCGTAAGCTCGGTGTTGATCAGACGCTTGCTGATGATCTGGTGAAGCGGGGCGTCGTCATTGGCGACGCCCGTGCGGCACTGATCGATGCCGCGGCGGCGCGCGATGCGGCAATCCAAACCAGGCCCCATATCCGCATGGGCGGCCTCGACGAGGTTGAAACCCGGCGCGCAGCCGTCGAAGCAGCACTTCTGCATCGCTTCGAACCCAGCCGCTTCAAGCTGACGGACGCTGCCCGCGAGTGGCGGGGCTTGAGCCTGATCGAGATGGCTCGCAGCTTCCTCGAGGCCGAGGGGGTCAGGGTCAAGGGGCTCGCGCGCGACGAGATTGCGACCCGCGCCCTTCATTCAACTTCCGACTTCCCACAGATCCTGGCGGGTGTCACCAATCGCACATTGCGTGATGCCTATGAGGCAGCACCTCGCACCTACCAGCCGATCTCGCGCCGTGCGAGTGTCGCCGACTTCAAGTCCGTGCAGCGCCTGCAGCTGGGCGAAGCGCCCCAGCTCGAGAAGGTGAACGAGTCGGGCGAGTTCAAGCGCGGGACTATCGGCGAAGCGAAAGAGACCTACCGGGTCGAACCCTATGGCAAGGTGGTCGGAATCACCCGACAAGTGCTGATCAATGACGATCTTGATGCCTTCACCCGGGTACCATCGCTGTTTGGCACGTCAGCTGCCACCCTTGAATCGGATGTGGTGTGGAACATCCTTACTGCCAACGCGAACATGGCTGACGGCAAGACCCTCTTCCATGCCGGGCACAACAATCTCGCAGGCACGGGAACCGCACTGGATGTGACCAATCTCGCCAAGGCCCGGACTGCCATGTCGCGTCAGACCGGGCTCGACGGCAAGACGGTGCTCAACATCAGGCCGGCCTTCCTGGTGGTGCCAACTTCCCTGGAACTGGCAGCCGAACAGTTGCTTGCCCAGAACCTCGTGCCAGCGAAATCCGGTGATGTCGTGCCCACCAGCATCCGCAGTCTCTCGATCATCTCGGAACCCCGGCTCGACCCGGCCTCAGGTGCGGTCCCCTGGTACCTGGTGGCAAGTCCCGCGGCGATCGACACCATCGAATATGCTTTCCTGGAAGGCCAGGAGGGGGTCTTCATCGAGACCCGCATGGGCTTCGACGTCGATGGCGTCGAGATCAAGGCGCGTCTCGACTTTGGCGCCAAGGCCATCGACTGGCGCGGTCTCTACAAGAACCCTGGCGTTGCCCTGACCTGAGGCATCTCCATCTGAACCGGATGCAGCGGGCGGCAGTGATGCCGCCTTTGCTGTCTCCAAACCCTGTCATTCAATTAGGGAAGGGACATCTCCCATGAAGAACTATATCCAGTCTGGCCACACGATCACGCTCACGGCCCCAGCCGCTGTCGCGTCGGGCGCGGGGATGCTTGTCGGCGCCATCTTTGGCATTGCTGCCCATGATGCAGCCTCCGGCGAACCAGTTGAGGCCCTCACTGTTGGCGTCATAGACATCAACAAGGTGAGCTCTCAGGCCTGGGCCGTTGGCGACAAGGTCTACTGGGACAACACCAACAAGCGGGCGACCAAGACGGCGACCGACAATACGCTGATTGGGGTTGCACTCGGCGCCGTTGGCAGTGGGACCGATGAGACCACCGGGCGTGTTCGACTCAACGGCAGCTTCTAGTGGAGAACGCCCGCAGATCAGTGATGTCTGAAGCGCAATGAATCGGCATCTTTCATGAAACACGGAGGCCTGTGCCTCCAGATGAAGAATGTCCCGGTTTCGGTCGTCCTCATCTGGACGGAGGACAAACTCACCCCCTGAAGAGCCAGTGGCCCCATTCTGCCCTCAATCGGGATGTACTACCCGAAACATGGCTTCCCGCTCATTGAGCGCAAGAAGAGACCGGCTTTGTGGAGGAAATTGATCTTGCGACTGTTATGCCTATGGGCCACCATCATGGCGCTTCTCGATGTACCCGCTATGGCAGTGACGTCAGAAGCTGTACATGATGGACATGGTGCCGAAGCATACTTCCAATCGAAAGCGACAGCGGAACAGATTGCAGACTGGTTGGCTGTGCCTGCACCAGGAATCCCGTTCCCGGGCCATGATCGCCGATCGGCTGTTACAGGTGGGAAATCCCCTTCGGCAGAGCAGCCACTCTCCCCGGAAGTGGCGGCATCACTCGTCGCTCCCATACATAGTGCGAGAATGCATTCCGACGTTCTATGAGATATCGGTAGGTCTGGTCACGCCGTCTCTGCCCAAATCAATCTGACTCACCTTCTTGTTCCTTGCTGGCGCCTTCGCAGACGATCAGTCGCTGCCAATTCTGGCGCCGCCACACACGAACATCGCTGTCGTCAAGATGAGCCCTGGTCCAGAGGCTGTCTTTTCGGCTCGTAAACGGTGTCGGAGATCTCCCATGTCAGTGCACTACGATCTTGCTGGCCTCCGACGCGGCAATAGCTACGAGCGGCTGTTCCGGTTCAAGGAAGGTGCTGGCAATCCGGTTGACCTGACTGGCTCTGAGATCGTCTTCATCGCGGAGACGATGACCTCGACAATCCGCAAGACGACGGCAGACGGCTCATTGCAGATGCCGATGCCGGCGACGGGCGAGGTGACATTGAAGCTCACGCCGGAGGAGACGCGCCTCTTTGCCGTCGGCAAGCTTCGCTCTCGCTACGACATCGAGCGGCGATTCGGTGGCGATGAGTTCACCATCCTGTCGGGATGCCTCATTGTCGTTCAGGGTGTGAACGATGACGCTTGAGGTGATCGAGGTTGTTATTCCGGCATCCATTGCCACGGTTGAAATTGCTTTGCCTGGCGCACAGGGTCCGGTCGGTGCCGATGGCCCAGAAGGTCCACCTGGTCCCCAAGGTCCGGCCGGGCCTGCGGGTGCAGATGGCGCGAACGGCCTTGATGGTGCGACAGGCGCTACCGGGCCACAGGGGCCCACAGGCAATGCAGGCCCGCCTGGACCGATGGGACCAGAAGGGCCGTCTGGACCTCAGGGTCTGCAGGGTCCGACAGGCCCCTCGGGTGCCGTTGGTGCCCAGGGTATTGCAGGACCTCCGGGTCCACCCGGCCCCACCGGCCCAGCAGGAAGTGATGGTGCACCTGGACCTGCGGGGCCGGCAGGCGCAGATGGTGCTCCAGGTGTTGCTGGACCTCCGGGTCCAGAGGGGCCCGCGGGACCCGCAGGTGCAGACGGAGCACCGGGCGCTTCCGGTCCAGTGGGACCAGCAGGTCCTGCCGGTCCGACCGGCCCTCCGGGTGCCGATGGCGCAGCGGGTCCAGCTGGAGCCACCGGTGCTGCTGGACCAATGGGCCCGGCTGGTGCCGACGGTACTGATGGTATCAACGGTGTCGGTGTTCCGATCGGGGGCACGACCGGACAGATTCTCGCGAAGATCGACGCCACGAACTACAACACTCAATGGGTGAACCCGGCTTCTGGCGGCGCCAGCAACTGGGGGGATCTTGGTGGCACGATCACCGATCAGAGCGACCTGATCGCCCACCTCGCAGCGACCTATCTTGCACTTAGCGGCGGTGCCTTGACCGGCCATGTGGACTTCAAACCCGGCAACAGCACGTCCGCATCGTTTCGCATTCCTGGGGGCACCGCACCATCATCGCCGGCACACGGCGATGTCTACGCATCCGGCGGCACGAACCTTCTTATCTATCTGTCCAGTGCGTGGTATTTCACGAGCTTTATCAACAAGCCCGAGACCTTCACCGCGAAGAAGACGTTTAATCCGTCTGTGTCGGGTGGGGCACTGATCAACCTGGGCGGCAATACAGGCATTGCTCCGTCATCACCGGCGGACGGTGATCTCTGGCAGACGTCAGCGGGACTGATCTACCGCAATGGCGGGGTCACGGAGGGACCGCTTGCCATCACGATGAAGGGTACAAGTGTTCCCCTCGCGGGCACCATCACGCTCGGGCCGGGTAGCCACTTCCACATCACCGCCGGAACAGGACCGATCACGGACATCGACTGGAGCTCAGCCGTCGACGGCCGCTACGCGATGCTGATCTTCGATGTCGCGGCGACAATGACGCACGGCGCGAATCTCGTGCTGCCCGGCAGTGTGAGCCACGACTTCGGGGTCGATGATCGTGTGATCGTGTTGCAGGACAACGGCGACAAGGTCTACGTCTATCCGCTCAAGGCGCGAAGGCCGAAGTTCTTAGGCACTTTCGGCGGGGCGCCGGGAGCAAGCAGCGTCGTGTTTGCCTTCCTGGCGAATGAAGCGCTGTCGTTTCCGGCATCGATGGCCGGCTCGGTGATCAAGGCCAAGACGGCAGCAGCAGCACAGGCGGACTTTGATCTCCAGAAGAACGGTGTGAGCGTCGGCACGGTGCGCTTTTCAGCTGCAGGCACGGTTGCGAGCTATGTGTCGATCGCAGGCTTCACCATGGCAAGCGGTGACCATCTGGAACTCGTGGCACCAGGATCGCCGGATGCGACACTCGCCAACCTCTTCTTCACCCTCGAGGCAACAGGGCAGGTCCACTGATGGCGTTGCTCTTTGCCGAAGGCTTTGACGGCTGGTCCAGCGGCAGCGATCTCGCAAATGCGACACGCAGCATCAATTCCGGTGCGGCACTGGGATCCGCGAACACCCTCAGCAACTGGGGAGATGGATGCCTTGTTGGGTCTGATCTTTCTGGCGGCATGGCCTTCGGCCTGACCCGGCCGCCGGTGGGATCTCTCATCCGGACCGCCTTCTGGATCCGGACCTTCGGCAGTGGTGCGGCCGTCTTCAGCACCACGGTCTGGCGGCCGTTTTTCAACCTTATCGGGGCGCTCAACGCTACAACCCGCTGGTGGAACCTGTATCTTCTTGGAACCCAGCCCAATGTGTATCTGAGTGTCCGGAAGTTCGATGATGCGTCAAGCCCTGGCCAGGCCGCAATCGGCACCACCCCGCTGGGTGACAATGCCTGGCACCACGTCGAGGTTGAGTTTTTGATCGGGACAACCTCTGGCACGGTCCGGGCCTGGGTAGATGGTGTTGCCGACATCAGCTTCACGGGCGACACCAGCGACGCAGCAAGCGGTGATTTCTCCGTGATGGATCATGTGCTGCTCTGTGGGTCCTGTGCGAACAGCGGGAATACCGGCACCTACATGGATGATGTCATCATCTGGGATGATGAGGGCAGCGAATTCGCAGGCCGCCTCACCGACCGGCATCGCATCCGCACGGTCCTTCCGGACACCAATGGCAGCGTGAATGATTTCGCGCCGCTGTCGGGTACGAACGTCGAGAACGTCGATGACGTCATTCGCGACAAGGATACATCCTACAATTACGCCACGGCAGTCGGCGAAGACATGTTCCGGTTCAACACCATCCCCTTCAACCCCACGGAGATCTACGGTGTCTATGCCGAGGCCCTGGTACGTCGGGAAGGTCTCCTAGCCCACACCGGTCGGATCAAGGCAACGCGCGGCGGTCTCACCCTCAATGGCACGACCATGAACGTGGACCCGATGTATCGGGCCGAGCGCCTGGAATTGATCCGCGACCCTCTCACCGGTTCCCGCTGGACCTGCGCCAAGCTGCTGGCCGGACTTGAGGTCGGCTTCGAGCGGGTGACCTGATGGCGCTGCTCTTCTGCGAGCACTTCGATGGCTATGACACCACGGCGAAGTATCGGGCCGCCGGTGGCTATATTAGCGGTGGCGGCACCTATGAGCCGGCGGCGGGACGCTTTGGCGGCGGTGCGGCACGCGCGGCGGCGCTCTCGACCGGGCATATCCGGCTCTTGAAGCAGGCGCCGGCCGCGGGGAGTACCTTGCGGATGGCCTATCACGTCCGCTGCCTGCTGACCGGCTTCTCGGTCACTGGCACGCGGCCCATCCTGCAGCTGCGGAACGGAACACCGGATCGCTTCTACAGCCACTGGGGCTATGACTTCGGCTTCGCCGGCAGCAATGGCCTCTATCACACCCGGTTTGACGACGCGCAGGCCACCGGCCAGATGGTCTCCGGTCGGCCTCCCACCAGGACGCGCGGCATCAATGATGGGAACTGGCATCACGTCGAGACGGCCCTGCAGGTCAACACGACCAGTGGAAACGCCCGGATGTGGGTCGATGGCGTCGAGGCCACGGAGCAGACGGTCGTCAATGGAGATACTTCGGATGCCGTGACTGGCGACATCGACAGCTTCGACCGCGTCGTGATTGCCGGCTGCAATTCGAACAGCACGGCCGGCAATGGCGGCAATCTGCTGTGGATCGACGACCTGATCATCTGGGATGACAGTGGCACTGACTTCACCGGCCATCTGCCGGGCGAACATCGTCTACGCCGGGTGCTACCGACCGCCGATGGGGCGCTGTCGCAATGGGTGCCGAATGCGGGTGCCAACTTTGTGGCGGTCGATGATGCAACTCAGGATGATGATGTATCCTACGTTGAGCAGAATACCTCCGGTCGGATTGATTACTACAAAAACACCGGCATTGGCTGGACACCTGCCAGCATCATCGGCGTTCAGGTCGAGAGTGTCGCCAGGATCGACAGCGGCACGCAAGCCTGGCGCAACAGGCTGAAGGATAGCGGCGGCACGGACCGCAATGGTGCTGCCAAGGCCGCGACAACGGCCTACGTGAAGGCCGATGATTTTTACGGGCTCAACCCGGCAACCGGTGCCGCCTGGTCAAAGGCCAACATCGAGGCGTCGGAGTTTGGCGTGGAGTTTGTCTGATGGCCGATACGATCCGGGTGACCACGTCGAACCTTGTCGTGGCGGAGACAAGTTCGCCAGCGACTGAAACACAGACACGCCTGTCCAGTGTTCGGCTTATGATCATATCTGGTGTGACCGATCTGCCGATGGCCCTGCCGACCGGACGCAGGACTGTGATTAATACCTGAAGCGTTCTGCCGCCTTCTTCTGGGACCTTTGAGTATCAGCATGATCGATTTCGCATCGCTCCTCTATGCCCCGATCTATCGGGTATTCGGGGTGCAGGCGACTTTCAACTGCCTCTATGGCGACAGAGTCGAGCTGACCGTAATCGACCAGACCACCGGCGTCGAAGTCGCTGATGCCTCGTCCATCGACGTCAAGACCATCCGGCCAGCCGTGACCCTGCGTGTGGCAGATCTGGCGGAGAAGGGATTTGACGCGGCCGATCTGGAAGGCGCCCGGCTGGTGCTGGGAGATCGGGCCTGGCAAGTCAAGGCGACGATGCCGAAACCGGCGCCGTCTGGTGAGACTGAGGGTGAACTCTACCTGTTCTTGGTCGAGGACACCGCATGACCGACAGGCGGGAACTGATCCTGGTTCGATTGCTGGGCATCGCTCAGACTGTGCCCGGTCTTGTCGCAGCCTTTCGTAACAAGGACGAAATCAGCGATCGGCAGCGGCCCTGTATCGTGATTCTTGACGCTGACGAGGCGGCCGATGATGCAGATCCTTCAGGGAACGCGCGGCGGCCCAATGCCCCGCGGCGGGTCGGCATGACCCCGGAGATCTACCTGATGCTGGGCGCCAAGCCGGAAGATGTCGGCACGGCCATCAATGGATTCAGGGCGGCCTTCCTCAAGGCGGTGCTGACGGATCCAGAACTGGCCGGGATTGTCGGCAGCAATGGCGACGTCCGCTACGAGGGCTGCGCTACCGGCCTCGCCCGCGGCCGCAATATGGAAGCCGAGATGGGCCTTTCCTTCACCTTCTCCTACATCCTGCGGCCGGACGAGCTCTGACCGCCATACTTCCTGCCTTCCGGGCCCTTGGGCAAGGCGTGAACCCCCGTCGTGAGACGGCATATCCCTCAGATAGAGCCCACATATGACTGCATCGATCAACAACTACACCGTCGGCAAGGGGATCGTCTCCTTCCAGAAGGATGGTGCTGGTGCCTATGCCGACATGGGCAACTGCACGGAGTTCGAGTTTACCCCGGAACTCGAGAAACTTGACCACTTCTCGTCACGCGAAGGTGTGCGCACCAAGGACAAGTCCATCGTGATCCAAAAGTCTGGCACCGTCCGCCTGGTGCTTGACGAGTGGACGCGCGACAATATTGCATTGGCGGTTCTCGGCACCAATGCCATCGTCGGCGGCCAGAGCATCACCGAAATCTTCGACAGCAACGCGATCAAGGGGTCCCTCAAGTTTACCGGAACCAATGAAGTGGGTCCGAAATACGAGTGGGTCTTCCCGGCAGTCGAGTTTGTGCCCTCGTCCTCGATCTCGCTGCTGTCTGATGAGTGGGGGACCATCGAGCTCACGGGTGACGTCCTGATCGCAGGTGGGTCTTTCGGGACTATCACCGCCCTCGGTGAGAGCGTCCCCGTCAATACTGTCCTGCCGTCGATTGCCGGCATCGCCCAGGAGGGCGAGCCGCTGGTAGCCATTGTTGGCGAGTGGAGTGGCACCCCCGTCTTCACCTACCAGTGGAAGAACGCCGGCGTGAACATCTCTGGCGCTACTGGTGCCACCTATACGCCGGCCACCGGGGACGTCGGCGATGCCCTGAGTATCTCCATCACCGCCACCAATGCCGCGGGATCCGCAACGGCGACGTCAGCTGCAACGGCAGCCGTGATCGCTGCAGCCTGATAGAAAGGACCTTGAAATGGTAGGCCTTCTCGATATCGCACCGCTGACTCAGACCGTAACAGTTCGTGGTCACCCTGTTGAAGTCACGGGGGTGTCGGCCAAGGGATTGGCGCAGCTTCTGCTGCGTTTCCCGGAACTCCGTGCCTTGATCTCTGGCCGGGAGGTGGGACTGGACCAACTTCTGGCGCTGGGCGGTGACATTGTTTCAGCCGTGATCGCCGCTGGCTGCGGTCAGGTGGGTGACACCCAGGCAGAGGCAGCAGCGGGTCGTCTGGGCCTAGATGACCAGGCCGAACTTCTAGCCGCCATCATGATGCTCACAATGCCGCAGGGCATTGGCCCTTTCGTCGACAAGCTGTCGCGGATGGGGCTGAAACCCGCAGGCGGCGGCGGTTCCGGGATGCCGGAGCCGAGCTTGCCGAAGCCATAGAGGCGCTCATTGCCATGGGGCATGCATCCGGTGATGTCTGGGGCTACACGCCCCGGCAGATTGCGGGATTCGTGAGGGTCGCACACGCGCGGGAGTCACAGGAGAAGGCCGACAGTCTGGCGCTTCAGGCGCTTGCGGCACGTGGCGATGCGAAGGAGGTCAAACGGCAACACAAGGCGCTAAGTCGCAACGCGTAGTCTGTTGAAGTTGTGACTCGACCTGCAATCAGAGGTGCGATCAGTTTAACCAAGATTACAACTCCTCCGCAGCCCTCATCCGATCCAGCGCAAATCGCAGCGCAACACCGATCCGTAGAAGCGGATCCGGCGGCAACAGTCCTGGCTTTTCTAAGGACAAAGCGATGCTGAGAAGCGCGCTCTGATCACCCAGCGCCATTCGCACTGCAAGACGGCCCAACATGCTAAGACGTGCAATGCCGTTACCGTTGCAGCAGCCCGTCAGGAAAACGCCGGGGTGAACCTCGTCCAACAGAAAACGGTAACCTCGGCTGCCAGCCATTGTGCCTGACCACGTGAACTCGATGTCCGATGCGGTCAACCACGGAAACCGGCGCTGCAATGAGGCGACGTGCACTGGGCGTCGATCCAAGACTTCCGCAGTCGTCAATCCCTGCGGCCGATATTCTGCTGTGTTCCGTATCAGGATCCGCCGATCAGGCGTAAGACGTGCCGTAGTGCCACCCTTGATCGGACAAAGGATAGCCCAGGCCGGCGGATGACCTATGCGTGCGTCCTCCTCGGATGTCAGAGGGCGCGTCAGACTGGCGGTCAGCGTCAGCGGCATCATCCGGTACTTCTTGTAACCGAACCGCGGCAGAAAGGCATTCAAGGCCAGAATGACATGGGCTGCCTTGATCCGGCCATTGGCGACGTCAACGACTGCTCCGCCGGTAGCTCTAGGATAGAGACCAAATGCAGGTGTGTATTCATAGACTTCGACCTGCGCGGGTAGCCGATCCACAAGTCCCTTGCTGAACTTGGCAGGTTGCAGGAAACCGTTCCCGCCGCCTCCGATCCATAGGGCTCTGGTGTAGAAACTGGTCCCGAAACTCTGCCGACAATCATCCGCTTCCAGGATGCGCGTGGTTGCGCCCGCCCGGGTCAGCACTTCGGAATAAGCCTCGGCTTCGCGCAAACGAGTCCGATCATGAACCGCGTAGAAGAAGCCGTCGGCATGAAAATCACAATCGATCCCGAGAGCCTCGATCAATCGCTGGTTCTCTTGCGCGCCAGCCTTGTCAATTTCGACCTGGGCCAGAAACTTAGTCATGGCCTCACCAGGGGTGTCTGTCGCAAAGTCAGGCAAATCATAGCCGACGTTGAACCCTGAGTTCCTGCCAGTAGCACCCTGTGCAAGGCGCTGCGCTTCGATCAGAATAATTCGGTCGTCAGGACATTGTTCAGCCAATTCGCGCGCGGCCGCCAGACCTGTGAATCCACCACCGACAATCAGCCAATCGGTTGTCTGCTCTCCAACAAGTGCAGGAAACTCCTGATAGGGTCCCGCTTGAGCAATCCATCCGCATTGCATAGTTGTCTCAATTCCGCTGGCTGACACCAAACCTCCAAGTTAGGCCAATCACCCCTCCTTTCGCAAATGCCAACGATGACCAGCTGTCTCTCGCAGGTTGGCTCCACCGCCTTTGAATGGCAGCGGAGAATCTGCGGCTGCATGGGAGCATGTAATCGTCGAGAGGAATTTAGCGATGAGCAGGATCCACTATCGCTCTGAACCAGGGATCTTCGAGCGCGTATTTCTGGTTCCTGCTCAGGCAATCGAGGAGGCAGCGCAGGCGGCCGTCGCGGCAGCGGGCGAACTGGCCAAGTCCGACGCGCGCGCCAATATCCTGAGCGCGGGCCTGGGCAACAGGTTCACCAAGGCACTTCGCCTCAATGTCTATCCAAAGAAGGGCACCAGCCTGAAGGCCGCGGCCCAGATCTTTCACAAGATCCCCTATGCCGGCGTCTTCGAGGAGGGCGCCACGCTCCGCGGGCGACCCCGCATGTGGGTGCCGTTACTCTCGACGCCGAAGCGCTCTGGCCGGTATCGCATGACACCGGAGCGCTATCAGAAGGAAGTTGGCCCGCTGCAGTATGTGAAACGGCCGGGGAAGGCGGCACTGCTGGTGGCCAAGACCCGGGCGACCAAGACGGGCAAGCGCGCCAAGGTGACCCTGTCAGCGCTCCGGGCGGCAGCCCGGGGCGGTGTGCGGACGACCTCAGTGCCGTTGTTCGTCGGGATCGACAGCGTCACGATTCGCAAGCGGCTCAACATCACAAAAGCCGTCCGTCGCGCCCGCGATAGGCTGCCTGAACTTTATGCGCAGAACTTCCGGGGGGCTTGATGGCCAGCGGTCGCAATGTCATCAACCAGTCGATCCGCCTCGAGGGTGGCGACGAGATCCTGCGCCAGTTCCGGAGCCTCGGCGAGGAAGGCGAGCGCTCGGCCCGGAAGCTCGAGCAGGCCTTTGGCCGGGTCAATATCGGGAACAATTTTGCAGCGCAGTTCGGCAGACTCCGGACGTCCTTCGCCGATCTCCGAACGGCCGGTGGCCGGGTGGCGACGAGCTTTGCGGGGCTCACCCGTGGCCTTTCCGATGTTGGCAGCGCCTTTGCGTCGACCTCGGCCAGGGTCACGATCTTTGCAGCGGCCGTGACGGGGGCCGCCTTTGCGGCGGGCGCCTTCATCCGGAACAGCCTGAACCGGGTCGATGACCTGGGCGATCTCGCCTCAAGCCTCGGCGTCACCGTCACCCAGCTCCAGACCTTCCAGGCGGCAGCAACGGCCTCCGGCATCGATAGTGGGACACTCAGCCGAGGATTCATCAGCATCGGGGAGGCCCTGAAGGAGCTTCAAGGTACGACGGCCAAGGCGACATCCGGCAATGTCCGGTTTTCGAGTTCGATGGATGAGGCCGGGAGCAGCACCGTCAAGGTCATCTCTGGCTTCAGCAATTATGGCCAGGTTGTTCGCCAGGGGGCTGGCGAGACGGCCAAGCTCTCGGAAAGTGCTCGGACGCTCTCGCGCATCCTGAAAAACGTCGGGTTGAAGCCCGGCCAAGAGATCCTGCCCGTCGATGCCTTCCGGGCGGTGGCCACCCAGTTTGCCAGCATGGAAGATGGCGCACAGAAGACCCAATTGTCGGTCGAGCTCTTCGGCAAGCGGATTGGCCCCAAGCTGATTCCGTTTCTCAATCTGGGTGCGAAAGGCATCGAGAAGTACCAGAAACAGATCGAGGCCCTGGGGTTGACGGCCACCAATGAGGCAACGTCCATTGCGGGCCGTGCCGCCGATGAACTGGCCTTCGTCGGCTTCCTGTTCGAGCAATATGCCAACAAGTTCGCAACCCTTGTGGCACCTGCCATCATCCAGGCAACCGATGCGATCCTGAATGCCCTGGCGACCAATTCGGACCGAATCAGTGCGGTCCTGCAGCAACTGGCATCGAGCCTGTCCTCGATTATTGTCGACCTGGTCAGCATCCTGTCGCAGGCGCCGGATGATTCCGTTTCCAATAAATGGCTGCTCGACCTCCGCGATGCGGCCCTGGCGGTCAGGGATACCTTCGTCAATGTGCTCATCCCGGCCTTCCAGGTGATCCGCGATCAGGCGGGGCTGGTCGCTTCAGCCTTCAACACGCTCTTCGGCACGGCGCTGACCGGCGATCAGCTCCTCGTCGGGGCGACAATCCTGAAGCTGCTTGGCATCTTCCGACTGCTGTTTGCGGTGGTCAAGGTTGGAGCCCAGTCTTTCATGCTCTTCGTCAATGCCCTGAGGCTGATCGGGCCTGTGGGTACCGTGCTCTCCCGGCTGTTCCCGGTGATTGCCAGTGGCATTGGCACCGTACTGCGCATGCTACCGATGCTGGCGGCCTTCTTCTCACCGCAGGGATTGATCGCAGTAGGGGTGATTGCGCTTGGCGCTCTGATCTATGGCTTCTGGGACGAGATCGTGGCGGGAGCATCGGCAGCGCTCAGCGGGTTGACGACGATCTTCTCCGATATCTGGGATGGCCTCACCCTCATTGCCGAGACGGCGCTCGGCGGTCTGGTGACAGTCGTCTCGGATGTCTGGACCGGCCTCACGACCGCGTCACAGACGGCATGGACGGGACTTACGACAGCCTGGCGTGATGTCTGGATCGGTGTCACGACTGTTGTATCAGACGCCCGGTCGGCGCTGATCATGGTTGTCACCGGCGTCTGGGCCGGTATCACCGAGACGGTCAGTCTGGCGCGGGACGGACTCTTCGCGGCCGCCTCGCAAACGTGGGCGGCAATCACCGAGGCAGCCACCGCGGTTGCCGCAACAATCCAGCCGATTTGGGACGGGATTGTCAGTGGTGCGACCACGGTTCTGCCGGGTCTTGCGGATCTTGTGCTGCAGGCCTGGTCGGGTGCGACCCAGGCTGTCGTTGCCAGTGCCGAGGCGATCCGGGCAGCAATCGCGCGTGCAGCCCAGATTGCCGGCGACATCGAGAGTGCCGCAGCGGTCGCTGCAGCGCTCGTCCAGCCCTTTGTCGAGACATCTGCTCAGATCGAGCAGATCATGCAGGGGATCCGGGCCATCGCGGAGGCAGGATTTGCAGGCGTGGCCGAAGCCGTTGGCCGGGCAGCAGCAAGCATCGAGCGTGCGATTGCGGCCATCCTGGCTTCAATCCGTCGAGCCATTGCTGAGGCAGCCCGGCTTCGGGCACAGGGTAGCGGTGGCAGTGATGGCGACGGCTTTGCCCGCGGTGGCTATGTCTCGGGGCCTGGGACGTCGACCTCCGACAGCATTCCGGCTTACCTGTCCAGAGGTGAGTTCGTGGTGCGCGCCGCTGCCGTAAGACAATATGGCGTTGACTTCCTGCGGGCGATCAATGGTCTTCGCATGAATCCATCGCGGATGAACAATGTCCCGAAGTTTGCGCTTGGTGGGCTGGTCGAGGGATTCAATCGTTCGATGCTGCCGCCGCGGCCCATTCTGGCGCCTGCTATCCCGACGGCGGGCAGAAGTTCGCTTCCAGGCAAGAGTTTCGATCTCGTCATTGGCAACGAGCGCTTCGCCGATCTCTTCGCGCCCGATGAAACGGCTGAGCGACTGGTTCGCTTTGCAACGGCCCGCAGGACAAAAACACTCGGTCGAAAGCCCGGCTGGTACGGGGCCTGAGTCATGTCCAGCGAATCTGTCCTCGTCCTTGCTGGCATCGGCGTGCCATCCTATTCGGCTCGCGGTCTCACTCAGACTCTGCAACCGATCGAGGCTGCTGGCAGCCAGCGGCGCACGGTCAATGGCTCGCTGGTCGACCTGTCGCAGGTGCAGTTCCGCAAGTACCGCTCGATCATCCGCTGCAGCGACCAGCAGGCACCGGCGCTTGATGGCATCTGGCCGGGGCAGGTCTTGACCGTGAGCTGCGTGGCCGAACTCTGCTGTCCGTCCACGGACACGCCGACGAAGCCTGTCGTCGCAGGTTCGCAACGAAACGAGGGGAGCTTCATCTTCTATCGCCCGCAACTCATCATGCAGATCGTGGGGTTCACGATGGAGAAGGATGAGTACGGGGCAGCCACCAGCTGGACGCTCGAGCTCGAGGAGGTTTGACCATGGCCTTCTCCTTTGCCTGGGTCGATGGCGGCGATGCCTTCGTCGACCGAGTCGACGAATTTGTCTTTGCTTTCGAGCTGTCGCATCTGGAAGGTGAGTTCGCAACCCTCAACGTGGAGATCCGCAATCCGAGGATTGGCCTGCTCAAACCAGGGCGCAAGCGCTGGTGTTGGTTCGGCAAGGATGGTGTGGCGCTGTTCCATGGCCGCATGGTCGGGATCCCGACCAACATCCGTGAGGAGGTCATCACCCTGAACTTTGTGGCCCGGCCTTCCGACTTCGACGCCCGCAAGAAGACGGTTGCCGCGGGCATGCGGGTCTTTCCCTTCTACGATCCCTTGTGGATTGCCGGTGAGATGCGGGAGGACCCGGATGTCGTGCTGGAAGCCCGTCCCATGCTCTGGCACACGGATCGTGTCACGCATTCGGTGACGACGACCGACCTCAATGCGGGCGAAGACGGCACCATCGATCTCGGCGGTAACATCTTCGTCGACGGGATCTCGATTGCCTACAGGGGACCGCCGGCGCGGAGGGTGCGGATCGAGGCGACCTGCCAGTGGACGCAAGTTGCCAGTGGCATCGTCGACATCAGCAAGGACATTGCCCGGCTGTTTGATGACAAGAAGGTCAAGAGCCTGACGTCGCAAGGCTTGCTGGACGATTGGCCCAAGGAAGGCGATGCGATCGGTGCCGGCTGGACCTTCGGTCCCTGCCGCTGCGAGGCCAATGTTCCGGCTTTCGGCATCCAGTATTACACAACCAAGACCATCACCGGTCAGTACATCAAGTGGCCGGCCATCACGCTGGTTCAATCCACCAGCGTCAAGTACGAGGTCGAGCGCACGCTGGTCGAAACACTTGCCTTCGAGGTATCGGCCGACACCCAAGAGATACTGAGTGACGCGACGGATGAAGAGACAATCACCATTGCCCTTCAGTCTGAAGACCTCGATCAGCCAATCGATCCCGGAGGCCTGGCGCCCATTCGCGATGTTCGCCGACGGTCCTTCTTTCCGACCGACCGAGGGTTGAAGAGCATCTCCTACCTGGTGGCCCTGGCCCGCGCCCAGCTTCTGTCGCGAGCCCGCGCCGTCGAGATCACTGTCGAGACCACCCTTGAGCATGGCCTTGGCCTGTCCTGCCGGAAGAATGTGTCGATTGCCGATCCCCGGCTTCCGGGTGGCGCGGCCATCGGCAAGGTTGCGGGTTACACGCTCTATCTCAATGGCGATACCGGTCAATCCGGCACCCGCATTGTCATGGGATGCACCATCGGTAAGGGTAGCAATGTTGCGCCCGTAGCCGGCGATCCGGTCTGGGCCGAGGGGTACGTGACACCGGGGTATCAGAAGACCGATGGAGGCCAGATCGGCTTTGTGACCAGTGACGTGGTCTATTCCCCGCCTGCAATAGTCGGGGACGGCTATGATGGCACCGACTTCTTCAACATGGCGCCGGAGACCGTGATCGACGCGTTGTCATTATATAATGACTTCGGTGACCAGTGGCAGGTCGTCAACCTCGACTGGGGATCGGTGACGGCGGCAGCGGCAGCCTTGTCACGGACGCCGACCCAGATCGACCTGACGCTGAAGCCCCTGAAAGGTGGCCCCTTCCAGACCGACTATCGGCTTGCCGTCCAGCCCGTCGCTGTCTCGAAGACCATTGATCTCGAAGCTCCGTGAGGTTCGCTTCATCATGCCGATTCCAGTCCTGTCCTATGCCCTGTTCGAGGGGGCCTCCGAGCGGCGTCTGCAGAAGCGGATCTCGCGGGTGCCGCCCGAGAATGAGGACCTCGAAGCCAATGTGCGCTGGGGCACCGGCGGGACGACGCCGGAGCCTGTGCCCTGGAACTTCATCACCTTTGACGAGGATGACGAGGAACCGGACGATCCTGAACCGGAAGAACAGACCATCACCTATGACGAGGTGAGCCGGGAGACCGAGGACATCCGGGTCGAAAACCCCGATGACCCTGAGATCTACGTGATGGTGACCCGCATCAAGACCATCACCTTCTCGTCGAGCGAGAATGGGGTGCAGCGGACCTTCAAGCTGAGCTGGTGAGAGATAGATCATGCCAGGCTCGGAGAATGATCCTGTCCAACTCGATCCCTTCCAGGAGGTTACAGAGGTGAACTGGGACCTCAGGGCGCTTCTGGTCATCGATTACATCTGGTCGGGGGCGGACTCGCGCGACCTCGACACGGTGACAACGGTCGGGAGCTTCGACCCCGTGGGGTCTGGGGCGAGCGACAGCATCTACAACGAAGGCCGTTCCGTCATCATCTGGAGCGGGGACGTTGGCAGTGCCGAAACCGTCGAGGTCTGGGGCCGGGAGGTCCGGACCACGACCGGTCTGGGAAAAGTCACCGTCACCTGTGCCGCCTACTGGGACGAGACCGACGCCTATGAGGGACAGGTGTTCCTGACGGTCGTCAGCTACATCAAGAGCAGGCCGCCCTTCACCTATGGCGAAGAGCGGCAGCGGTATGAGGTCTCCCGGATGATTGCGTCGAGTAGTCCCGAGACACTTGCTGAGGTCGAATTCGATCTTCGCACCGGCAGATTCACCGTCGCATAGTCAGGACATCCAGAATGCCACTCGTCTATCGCACGTCCGGTCCCTGGGGGTCGGGGATCGCCGAGGATCTGTTAGCTGAGCAGGTCGACGGCAACTTCCATGGGCTGGATCAGCGGGTATCGGCGCTCGAGGATACTCCGCCGGAAGCCATTAGCATTGCAAATGTCACTTCGACCGGTTCGACCTTCACGGTGCACTTGTCAGATGGCAGCGCCATCGGGCCGTTGTTGCTGCCGGTCGCGGCCTTCAACGCGCGGGGGAGTTGGGCGGCAGAGACACTCTATACAAGGAATGACGTCGTCACCCACGACAACGCGGCCTATGTGGTGAGGCTGCAGCATACGAGCGGCGCCAGCTTCGATCCGAACCTCGTGATCAGTGGCGAGCCCGTCTACCAGCTGCTGATCTCAAGGCCGCAGGGCATGTTGTGGCGCGGGATCTATGCGACAGCCACGGCCTATGCCTACTACGATGTCATCCGGGTGTTGGGCTCCGGCGTCTGGCTGGTGAAGATCCCGCATACGACGGGAGCAGCGGAATCCTTCGATCCTGCCAAGGAGATTGAGGGCGCTCCTGTCTACGAGGCCCTCATGGTGGAGCCGGCACCCTACGTGCCGCTGGGGCCAGAGATTGACAGTGCCATCACCGAGATCGATGCCGCCTGGGCCGGCACCTATGTTCGCGTCACCTATGGCGACGGTGCCGTCTCAGTCTATGTGCCGGCTTTCGGCAGCACCTTTCCGGTCGGCGGCGAGATTCACTTCCGGCAGGGAACGACCTTAGGGCAGATCGTCTTACTCGAAGACACCGGCGTCACGCTAAACGGGGTCGCTGGCTTCAGCTTGGCCTCCCGCGGCCAGGGTGCGGTCGTGACGCTAAAGTACCTTGGCGACAACCAATGGGATTTCTGGGGGATGCTGGCAGACGCGTAGCCGGCATTTTCGTGGCGTGTCCCCAATCGCCACTACGGTGCATCCCGAACCTGCCCAGCCTGCACATCCACCATGTGCCACGACATCGATTGCGCACGTGATGTCCAGGGTTTGGCCCTGCGGCCGGCACCGAATGCAATTCCTTCAAGAGAGTCCCCCCAAATGACAGAACCTGAACTCCAGGCGCTCATAGAGCGCGCCGCCGAAGCCGGCGCCAGGCGCGCCCTCGCCAATGTCGGCCTCCATGACGAAGACGCCGGCAAGGACGTGCAGGAACTCCGTGGCCTGCTCGAAACCTGGCGCGACACCAAGCGCACCGTCACCCAGACCATCGCCCGCATTATCACCAGCGCCATCCTGTTTGCCCTCGCGGCCGGTGCCTGGATGCATTTCACCAATCGTAACAATTGAGGAAGTTGAACATGAATACCAGTGAGGCTGGCCTGAAGCTGATCCAGCAATTTGAGGGCCTGAGGCTGAAGTCCTATCGCTGCCCGGCCGGGGTCTGGACCATTGGCTATGGCCATACCAGTACGGCCGGATCTCCAGAAGTACGGGAAGGCATGCGGATCTCGAGGGAAGAGGCCGAGGCGATCCTGAAGCAGGACCTGGCGCAGTTCGAAAACGCCATCTCCTCCATAGTGAAGGTACCATTGACCGGTAACCAGTTCGATACCCTGGTGTCTTTTGCCTTCAATTGCGGCATTGCCGCCCTGCGACGGTCGACGCTGCTGAAGCGTGTGAATGCCGGGGCTTTCGACGCTGTGCCTGCCGAACTCATGAAATGGACCAGGGCTGACGGCAAGGAGCTCCCCGGTCTCGTCCGACGCCGTCGCGCGGAAGCGGCGCTCTGGCGAGGGCTGCCCAGGTCTGTCGATCCTGTCGAAACTCGCGCCTCACCCGATCTTCCCCAGCCGCCGAAGCCCATCACCCGCTCGAAGGAGGCCAATGCCGCGATCATCGCCGGTGGCGCCGGTGCAATCGCAGCTGCCGGAGAAGCCATGCCGGTGATCCGGGAAGGTGTCGGCATCATGCCGGTACTCTCCGAGTCCCTCGGCAGGCCGGCATTCATTGCAGCGCTCATCGTCATTGCGGCTTCGGTGGCCATCTGGGTCTGGCGCCGTCAGCGACTCCTGGAGCAGGGGGCATGATGCTGGCCTGGATCCTCTCACCGATCGGCCGTTGGCTATCTCTCGTCGGCGCCGTGTTCGCAGCCCTGGGGGTCGCCTGGCTCAAAGGCCGGGCTGCCGGCAAAGCCGCCTGGCAAGCCAAACGCCAGGCTGCAAAGGCCAAAGCAACCACCACATCTTCGGAGATTCGACATGACGTTCAAACGGATAGCGATGCTACTCTTGACCGCCGTCTCGACCGCTGGATGCGCGACTGA